TCTATCAGATTGCGGCGGATAACCTGAACCGGCTGAAGGATGAGATCTACCGGGTGGCTTATCTGATGCAGCAGGCGGGGGATAGTTCTTCGACGCAGCAATCGGGCCTGAGCAAGCAGTGGGACTTCAGCGTGACGCAGGAGATTCTGGGCGCTTATGGCGATGTGCTTAAGGACACGATGCGGAATGTGCTGAACGCGATTGCGGCGGCCCGGCAGGACGAGATGGCGATCGACGTTACTGGCGTGGATGAGTTCGATATCGGGGATTTCAGTTCGGAAGCGGCCGACGCGCAGAGCCTGATGAATCTGGGGATTCAGTCCCCGACTTTGAAAAAACAGGTGTTCAAGCGGGTGGCGCTGAAGTATCTGAGCGATGCGCGGCAGGAGATCAAGAACCGGATTGCGGACGAGATCGATTCGGCGGCGTAGGAGCAAGAGCGCAGGCGAAAGACGCCTGCGACACGGGACTGCGGATGAGATCGATATCGGCTTGGAAAAAAGAGACGCCGGGCGGAAGCCCGGCGGCAGGGCAGAAGCCCTGCCCCACTAAGTTTCAGGAGGTGAGGATTGGAAGGACCTATCGACGTACAGGGGATCGTGCAGCAGGCGATCGACGAGTACATGAGAAAAGACAGCGCGCGGCGCGAGCCTGCATATAAGACGGAACTGCAGGAAGAGCGCCGGCGCCGGGAACAGCTCGAGAAGCGCATGAACGAGCTGGTGGAAGAGAACAAACGAAGCCGCGCGATGGCCGAAGAGGCTCAGCGCAACGCGACGATCCGGAGCGAGCTGCAGAAACTGGGTGTCACCAAGGTGGACCTGGCGTTCAAGGCGGTTCAGGACGGGATCGTGCGGTCGGAAGACGGCCGTCTGGTGGCGCGGGGCGACAACGGGGAGCAGCCCGTTTCGGAGTATCTGGCGGGTTTCGTTCAGGAGAATCCGGAGTTCCTTCCGGCGAGAATCGCGGGGGGAACGGGGATGACGGGCACACAGAAGACGACGCACAGCGGTGCGGGCGCCATCGATATCGATAAGATCGGCCCGTCGATGAGCAGGGAAGAACTGGACCGGGTGCGGCAGGAGATTCTCCGCGTCGCGTCGCAGTCGCTTCGCAGTTAAGCACAGTTCAGCACAAAGAAGTTCGGGTTAGCGGCGGGTAAGGGGAACCGGAAACGGTTCCCCTTTTTCATTGCAGCCAGGAAAAAGAAACACAGAGAGAGGAAAGAAAAGACATGCCAGCAATTACATCAGCAAATGTCGCGAACGCAATCGTGAAACTGGTGGCCGCGGACGCGCTTCCGGCCCTTGTGGGGAACCTCGTGATGGGGAACCTCGTGAACCGCGATTACGAACCGACACTGGCACAGGCGGGCGATACGGTGAACATTCCGATCGCGCCCCAGCTTGTGGCCAACAACATCGCGGAGGGCGGCGCGGTGACGCCGCAGAATCCGAGTCTCGGCAACGCGCAGATCGTGCTGAACACGCACGCCGAGGCGACGTTCCAGATTCCGGACGTGACCAAAGTGCTCGCCGTACCCGACCTGCTGAAAGTTTACATGCAGCCGGCGGTGGTGGCGATTGCCGAGAAGATCGAGAGCGACCTGATGAACCTGTATGCGGGCTTCACGGCGAACACTCCGCTCGGCACGGCCGGGACCCCGGTTACCGAAGCGACGATCGACCAGGCGGAAACCGCGCTGTTCACTTCGAAAGTTCCTTCGAGCGAGCCGAAGTACCTTGTGGTCGACAGCAACACCTATTCGGCCATGCGCCAGATTCCCCGTTTCAGCGAATTCCACACCTGCGGCGAAGCGGGCCTGCGTTCGCTGATCGACGGAACGATCGGCAAGATCAAAGACTTCTACGTTTTCCGCTCGCAGTATGTGCAGAAGACGGGAAGCGCACCGGTGAACACCCACAACCTGGCGTTCTGCAAGGACGCGCTGGGTCTGGTGATCCGCCGGCTGCCTCAGCCGCTGCCGGGAACGGGCGCCATCGCCGAATATGCCGAACTGGGCAACTTCGGAATGCGCGTCACGATGAGCTACCAGCCGAACACGCTGTCTCAGCAGTTCACGGTGGACGTGCTTTATGGCTGCGCCGTGCTGCGGAACAACTTCGCGGTTCAGGTCAACAGCTAGTCGCTGAGAAGCCAGAAGGGGCAGGCGGAAACGCCTGCCCCACATTTTCAGAAAGGAAATTCAAATGGATTTGCGAGCTTACTACGGGAAGATCCGTGAAACCGAAGCGATGCTGAAGGGCGAGAGCTTCGTGGTGGTCAGCGTGGCTACGTCCGAAGGCGGAAAAGAAGGCGTCAAGACCGAGGTTCCGCGCGCAATTGCGGCGAAGCTGATTGCGGAAGGCCGCGCGCGTCTGGCCTCCGACGAAGAGGGAGTGGCGTTCTATGAGGCGCATCGCGAGGCGCGGGAAGCGTTCGAAGTGGAACAGGCCGCGCGGCGCATGCAGGTGGTGGTGATGCCGCCGCAGGATCTGAGAAAGCCGAAAGAGAGGAACTGACGATGTCCCTGTTTGTGGACGGACCACTCTCGACCGTCGACGATCTGACGAATCAGGACTCGGGATTTCTCGACGTGGCGCAGACGTGCGGGATCGACGCCACGACGAAGCTGCTGCTGGCGCATGAGGAACTCGAGACCGATCTGCAGTTGTGGCTGGATCGGCCTCGGCCCACGCTGGACCTGGTGTACGGGCCGGTGCTGCGTATCGATCAGGTGGTGATGACGCCGCCGCTGAAGCGCTGGGAAACGATGATGGCGCTTTCGATGTTCTATCGCGATGCGTACTTCAGCCAGCTGGTGGACCGTTATCAGGCGCGCTGGGACGAGTATGCGCGCCTGACGCGCGATGCGTATGAGCGGTTCGTCGCAAGCGGGCTGGGAATCGTCGCGAATCCGGTGCGCAAGGCTGCGCCGCCGGTACTCGCCGCGGTCGCGGGCCCTCAGCAGGGCGGCACGTTCTACGCAAGCGTGGCATGGGTCAATGCGGCGGGGCAGGAGGGCGAGGCTTCGGCGGCGTCTTCGATTACGGTGGCGGATAACCACCTGATGACGGTCTCGGCTGTGAATGCGCCCGCGGGTGCTGCCGGATTCAACGTGTATGCGGGGCCCGCGCTGAGCGCTATGACCGCTCAGAATAACGTTCCGCTTCCGCTCGGCGGGAGCTTCACTTATGTTCCGGGATTCACGACAACGGGTCGGCTGCCGGGAACCGGCCAGAAGCCGGATGTGATCCGGCCGCTGACACGAACCATTTTGAGGGGGTAACAGGAGATGGCAGGCACAACGGGAACACTGACACGCACGCTGGTTTCGATGCTGGAGTCGTCGACCGACGGCGTGAATATTCGCATCGGCGCGATCGAGCAGGCGGATACATCGTTAACCGCGCCGGGTATCCGGTCGATCGTCGCGCTGAACGCAAGCGTGGAGATCGGCGAGAAGACGGGCCACGCGCACTACCCGGCGCTGCTGGTGTATTGCGACAAGCTCGCCAATGCAATGAAGGAGAAGTTCCGGCAGTTCTCGGGCCGGGCGCACATGGTGGTGGAGATTCGGTGTTCCCAGGACCGGCTGGAAGGGCTGGAGAGCGCGACGCAGCTGTATGTGGACGCGGTGTGCGCGCTGCTGGACGATTCGCGCGGCGACTGGGGCGGCGGGTCGTTTTATGCGGGCGGTTATGAGGTGAGTTACGAGCCGGTGGGACGGGGCGGGAAGAACTTCCTGCAGCGCGCACGGGTGGGATTCGATATCGAGGTCAGCAAGTAAGCTATGGCATACATTTCATCGAACGCAAACCGGTGGTACTGCGCAGTGGAAGGCGCGTACGGCACGATCCCGGCAATCACGGCGGCGAACCGGATTCCCGCTGTTTCCATGACGGCTCAACTGCGCCGGGCTAAGAGCCAGCGCAAGGACAAAACAGGCAGCCGCACCTGGGCCGGGGCGCCGCAGGGCATGCGGACGCAGACCAGCTACGACCTGAAGACTTACATGAGGGACTGGGCGGACCCCACCACGGTACCGCCGCACGACCCGCTGTTCGAGGCAGCCATGGGTGGCACAGGCAATCTGTGGACGGCGGGCACGGCGAACACGGGAACCACGGCGTCAAGCGTTAAGTTCGTTGCGCCGCATGGTTTGATTCCGGGCCAGGCCGTGGTTTCGGGCGGAGAGATTCGTTTCGTGGCGGCGGTGGCCGATCCAAGCACGATCATCCTGAATGCGCCGTTTTCGAGCGTTCCTGTAGTGGGCGTGCCTCTGTCGCCGACCGCGACTTATAACCTGTCGTCTTCGCTGCCGAGTTTCAGCTTCTTCGACTATTGGGACCCTTCGACCGCGGTGCAGCGTGTCATAACCGGCGCGGCCGTGGATGAGATGAGTATCAAGCTCAACGGCGACTTCCATGAGTTTGAATTCAAGGGACAGGCGCAGGACATTATCGACAGCGCTTCCTTTCAGGCCAATCAGGGCGGCGTGGCGGCGTTTCCGGCAGAGCCCGCGGTGGGCAGCTACAGCTATTCGCCCGTGCCCGGAAACCTCGGGCAGGTGTGGCTGGGTGTGCTGCCGAATCAGTTTCTGACGGTGTCGTCCGCGTCCGTCTCGATCAGGAACAACGTGGACATGCGGGCGAACGAGTTCGGATCTTCACTGCCGCAGGGCATTGCGCCGGGACTTCGCGAGGTATCGATCACGCTGGAACTGTTCGGGCAGGACGATACGGC